GTTTATTATCTGGAAACTGGATATATAGATTTTGAAAGATCTTAAACAATCATATTTATACATGAATAAAACGTATAACTATGAGTCATTTAGATAAAAAAGTATTTGGCAAAAAATCATATTCTGATCTCTTAAAGGAAATCTACGATAACCAAAAGAAAAAAGAAACTCAAATTACAGCATTAATTAATGAACTAAAACCATTAATTAGTGATATAGGTGATGCTACAATGATTGTACCACTTATCAAAGAGTACATGGAATTGGGTATTAAAAATGATGAAGCGCTTATAAAAGTTGCTACTATTTTTCAACGTATATTTGCAAATGAGGGTAATGAAGAAAATGGATTTGGTATATCTGAAGAGGAAAAAGAACAACTACTTAAAGAAATACAAAGTTTAAGTTTACCTCCTAAAAAAGGAACTTCCGATGATTGAAAAAAAAGGTCAAGCTAATATAAACCAATTCAATAATAATTCCGATATTAATAGTATATTAGAAAAATTAAGGGAATTGGAGATGAAGATAATTATAGGTAGAGTTACCGATATTATTCTTAATGAAAATCATCCCTTATTTTCTAAATCTGGGAAATGGAATTCTATAGGCACAGTTATTTGTGAAATACCTAATTTTCAAACATCAAATACTATTAATGCAAAACCCTTTTTCCCACAGAGTCCATCTTATCCTTTATTGGATGAGTTAGTTTTATTAATTCCTATGTCCAATATTTTATTAGGTAATAATGATGGTAGTAAATCTTATTATTACATTAATATGATAAATTTATGGAATAATCCACATCTAAATACCTTTCCCAATTTAATTTCAAAATCTAACCTAAAAACTACTATTAACCCTAGCCAAAATACTTTTACGGAAAAATCTAATATACGACCCCTTTTATCATTTGCAGGTGATATTATATACCAAGGTAGATTTAGTAATAGCATAAGATTTAGTAGCACCTCTAAACCTTTAAATTCCCCTCCTTTAAATAATTGGTCGCAAAATGGGGAAAATGGAAATCCCATAATTATAATAAGGAATGGTCAAAATCCTAAAATAGAAAATAATGGATTTATACCTATTACTGAAGATGTAAATGAAGATTTATCATCAATATATATAACATCTAATCAACAGATTCCAATTAATGTAGCTAGTATAAACTATAATTCATATTTTACTCCTCCTATTTCACCTAATCAATATACTTCTTCTCAAATTATAATTACTTCCGATAGATTAATATTTAATGCTAAAAAGGATCATATATTACTTAGTGCCGAAAATTCTATAGGTTTATCTACTAATAATTCTATTAATATTAATACTAAAAATTTATTAATAGATGCAGGACAAATAAAACTTGGAAATAAAAATGCCTTGGAATCGGTTATAAAAGGTGATACCTTATATAAAAATTTAGATCTTTTAATTACTTCATTATTACAAGTAGTTCAAATATTAAAGTATTCTCAAAAGTGGCCAGGTGGTGCCCCTGTCCCCGATGCGGAAATGTCTGTAGCCGCATCTAGCGCTGAAACTATTTTTAAAAATATTCAATCTAATTTAGAAAATATTTTATCTAAAAATGTAAAAACTATATAATGGCTAATCCTAATCCCCCTATAGATTACATAATAAGAGGTAAAATAATAAATAATTTAAAACAACCTATTTCTGGGGCTAAAATTATTTCTACAATAGGGGACAATACCACAACGGAAAGTACAGGGGATTTTTTTCTAGAAGGTAAATATATTCCCGGAAATGTATTTTCTATTAGTATTATAGCAAAAAAATATTCCGAAAAAACTCAAATCCCATTTACTTTAAATAAAGAAATTATAAATAATTTACCACCTATAGAATTACTTCCTACTAATATTGATTTAACGGATGAAATTAATAAGGAACTTCCATTAACTTTTCCGCAAATTAAAACTTTTCAATTATCAAAAACAAATTTTGAAATGGCCCAACAACAGGCTATTAATAAAATAATAAGTCAAGTAAAAACAGTTTTATTACCCCAAGTTTTAACTTTAATAGCCCAATTTGGCATATCACAGGCATCAAAAGCTATAGGAAAAAAATTCGGAAACATGAATGCCACATGTCCCCCTAACTTAGATGAATTAAATTCTTTAATAGAAAAGAAAAATAAATTAACTAAAGCCCTTAATAATATATACAATTTTTTAAATACAGTTAGAGTAGGAGTACAAATAGTAGATACCGTTCTTACTGTAGCTCAAATAGTAGTAATAGCCCTAAAAGCAGCGGCTACTCTTCCTCCGGTACCGGTTGAACCTACTTCCTCCTTAATTCAAAAAATTGAAAATGAATTAAAAAAATATAAATTAATATCTTCCAGTACTTTACTTTTATTAGTCATATTAACAGAAATTTTACTTAGAATAATAGAATTACTAAAATCTTTGGATATATTAATAGGGGGGTGTTCTTTAGAAGGAGCATTACCGCAGGAACAATTAAATGAGGATTTACTTAAGGCTACCCAAGAACAATCTCAACAACTATCCCCAGTAGTAACTAATGTTAATGGGTTTAAAATGGATGTTATAACAGTGGATGGCAATACAAATTTTGAATTAAAAAGAAGAAGAGCAGTAGCTAGAAATAGGGCAGGAGTAATTATGCTTCAAGGAGAACCTTCATTTTCTTCAAATGATCAAATTTTAATAGATGAATTAATATTTTATATTCAACAAAATGATTTAAAAGCGGATTAATCTAATATTTATAAAAAACACAACAATGAAAACCGAAGCACTTAAAAAAATAATAAAAGAAGCCGTTAGGGAGGCTATACAAGAGGAGCTAAAGGAAGTTTTACTAGAAGCAGTTAAGGCACCTAAAGTAGTTGCATCTCAACCCATTCAAGAAAATAGAACTATAACTTCAACTACTCCACCACCGGTTACACAACCTGTTAATTTAAAGGAACAAAGACAAAAATATATGGACATAATAGGTGAAACAGGATTAAACATGAATAGTTCACATGCTCAAGGATTTGGTAATAAACCATTTAATCCTACAGGCAATATAGATACAACTTCCCCAAATGGTAGTTTACCTGCAGGAGAAGTTAATATGGATCAAATAATGGGATTAATGACAAATAGATAATGGCATTTGAAGCACAACAAATATACCCAATTGACTTTAAGAAAGGAGTAGCTATAGGAATAGATATACCTTTTTCAGTACCGGGCGTATTTAAATCTAATTATACTACTAAAGAAGCTATTAAAAATAACTTAATTAATTATTTTTTAACTAATCCCGGTGAAAGACCTTTAAATCCCATTTTTGGGGGAGGATTAAGAAATTTTATTTTTGAACAAATTACTACTGATAATTTAAATTTTTTAGAAGAAAGAATAAGTAACAATTTGGAAGAATATTTTTCTAATATTAGTATTATAGAATTAGAAATAAAAAGGGAAGATGATTTTAATACTATAAATGTAATTTTAACTTATAATGTTATTAATACTAACATTACAGATTCATTAGAAATACAATTTACGTAATGGCAAATACTACTAAAGATATAAAATATTTAAATAGAGATTTTTCAAATATAAGATCTAGTTTAATTGAGTTTTCTAAAACTTATTATCCTAATACCTATAATGATTTTTCTACCACATCCCCGGGTATGATGTTTATGGAAATGTCTGCTTATATAGGAGATGTATTATCATTTTATTTAGATAATCAATTATTAGAAACTTATACCCAATTAGCCAGACAGGATAATAACTTATATGAATTAGCTTATATGTTTGGTTATAAGCCTAAAACTAGTACCGCTGCCATTACTACAGTTGAATTATTTCAGCAGGTTCCATCTAAATTAATTAACGGAGAATATGTTCCAGATTTAGATTATACACTTATAATACCAGAAAATACATCAATATCTTCTAATCAATTTTCAAATATTAATTTTTTAATACAAGATTTTTGTGATTTTAAAGTATCAAGTTCTTTGGATCCAACTGAAGTATCAATATATGAAGTATCAGGAACGGATCCCTTATATTTTTTACTTAAAAAAACAAGAAAAGCTATTTCAGCTACTATAAATACTCAAACTTTTACTTTTGGTGAACACACATCTTTTCCCACTATAAACATTACTGGCAATAACATATTAAAAATATTAGATATTTTTGACTCTGATGGTAATCAATATTTTGAAGTAGATTATTTGGGGCAAGAGATGGTATTTGATAATATTAAAAATACTAATACTAATGATCCCAATAATATAGCCGATGTTGGTGAAGTGCCTTATTTATTAAAACTAAAAAAAGTTCAAAGAAGATATATTACAAGATTTACCTCAGAAAATAATTTACAAATACAATTTGGAGCAGGAAACCCAAATAATACAGATGAATTAATAACACCAAACCCAAATAATGTAGGTATAGGTTTACCATTTGAACAGGATAAACTTACAACAGCATTTTCACCTGTAAACTTTTTATTTACAAATACTTATGGCATGGCCCCTACTGATACTACTCTAA